TACCAAGGCAGAACTTAAGACGCTTGATTTCGAGCAGATAACAGCCAAACTAGCTGCAACCTTTGAAGGGCAAGCAACTATACAGGCAGATACTTTTCAAGGAAAGATGGCTCGCCTATCTATAGCCTTTGATGAAGCTAAGGAAACAGTCGGGGCATTTATTCTCGATGCTATTACTCCTTTGGTTGAAAACATTGTTAAGTATGTAGTTCCTGCCATTACAGCCTTTGTTGAAGGTTTTGAAGGTGGAAGCGGACTTAAGAATGCATTTACTGAAATAGCAAGAGTTGCTCAGACTATCTTGGTTCCAATCTTTGAAGGTCTCCAAAAGATTTTTAACAGTATTAAAAAAGCGGTTATGGATAATGAAGAAGCCTTTGCCGGTCTATGGTCATTCCTTAAAAATGTCCTAGCACCATTCTTAGGCGGTGCTTTCAAAGTAGCGTTTGAAGTAATTGCATTTGTTATAAATGAAGCCTTAGATGCCGTTGGAAAACTTATTAGAGCGTTTCAACTTTTATTTGAGGCAGGCAACAAAGTCAAAAATTTCTTGGGCTTTGGTGGCGGAGCTTCTAATATAAGTATGACAACATCTAGCCCGGGAATTACTAACGCCCCATTTGTGCCAATGGCTCCAAGCGGTGGATATTCAGGTCAAGCGGTTAACTACAACAATAACATTACAGTCAATGGAGCAATCGATTCAGAGTCAACTGCTCGCCAAATCGTTGAAGTGCTTAACCAATCTTCTTATCGTGGAACTCTGGGTGCTGGTGCTTTTGCATGACAATATGGACTCCAGAATATGCAGTTGAGGTCAATGGGCTTGGAGATGTTACCAATCTAACTATTGCCGATCTGACTGTCACTTCAGGGCGCTCGGACATCTATTCTCAGCCTGTTGCAGGATATTGCCGTTTTACAATTCTAAACTTAAATCAAGCTGTTACAGGATTTGATGTTAATGATTCAGTAGTTATCAAGGTCAAAGACTCAACTGGCACTTACATCCCTATTTTTGGTGGAGATGTCACAGATATCGATGTAACGGTTAGAACAGGCGAGCCAGCCATTACCCAGGCTATTACCGTCACAGCATTAGGGGCTTTATCTAAACTGCCTAAAACCTTAACTGAAGGCGTATTGGTTAAAGCTAACGATGGCGATCAAATCTATGAAATTTTATCGAACTTATTATTTAACCAATGGAATCAAGTTCCGGCGGCTGAAACATGGGCTGCATATAATGCAACAACAACTTGGGCTAATGCTGAAAATTCTGGCTTAGGAGAAATCGACCGTCCAGGAGATTATGAGTTAACTGCCCGATCTGCCAGCACCACAGATGTTTATAGCCTTGTTGCGGGTCTAGCTCGTTCAGGTCTTGGATACATTTACGAAGATAGTGCTGGGCGTATCGGATATGCAGACAGCACTCATCGCGGTGAGTACCTAGCAACTAATGGTTATGCTTATGTCGATGCAGGATGGGCTTACGCGGCTGGTATTGCTACATCAAGGCGCTTGGGTGATCTACGCAATGAAGTCACAATTACCTATAAAAATAATCAACAGGAAACTGCATCCGATGCTGCATCTATTGCGACTTACGGCTACCAAGCACAAAACATTTTAACAAGCATTGAACTTAAAGCCGATGCAGAAGATCAGGCAGCCTTTTATTTAGCAATTAGGGCTTATCCTCAAGACCAGTTCAAGGCTATAACCTTCCCATTGACTAACCCCAATATTCCAGATGCCTCACGCGATCAAGCTCTAAATATATTTATGGGCTTACCTTTAGACATTGAAGATTTGCCAGCCAATATTGCAAACGGTCGCTATCAGGGCTTTGTTGAGGGTTGGACTTGGACTAGCCGATTTAACGCTCTGGATCTAACTGTAATTGTTTCGCCCGTGGCTTTCAGCTTGCAAGCATTCCGATGGAACAATGTACCAATTACAGAATCATGGAACACGATAAGTCCGACTTTGGACTGGAATAACGCTACAATAGTAGCCTAATCAAGGAGAATAATGGCAACGACAACCAACTACGGGTGGACAACACCTAATGATACAGACCTGGTTAAAGATGGCGCAGCAGCCATTCGTACGCTAGGCTCTTCGATTGATACAACTACAAAGGCACTTAATCCTTCAACTACTCTTGGTGATCTTGAGTATCGCTCAGCAACGGCGAACACAAACACTCGTTTAGCCATTGGGTCAACTGGCAATATTTTAACTGTTACTGGCGGTGTTCCAACTTGGGCTGCTCCTCCTGCTGCTGGTGGAATGACTCTAATCGCTTCAACGGCAACAGATGGTGTTAGTGCCGTCGATTTTACTTCAATTGCAGGAACCTACAAACATCTTTTGTGTGTTTGGACTAGCGTTGCAGCCGCTTCACCTGGTCAAATAGGTGTCAGAGTGAATGCAAACACATCCAATTACATAGGTGGTAATGCTTATGTTGCTAATACAACAGTTGGTGGTTCTACTTCAACAAATTTTGGCGATTTTACTGGTTCAAACATCCTTGATATAGCCACAACAGCCAATTCTAAAAATGCGGGTGCAATTTGGATTTATGATTATGCATCTACAACCCAGCCTAAATTTGCAAAAACTACTGCGTACGGCTATTCAGCAAGATATTCCGTGCAAACATTTTATGAGTTTGGTGGTTACTGGAATGATACAACCGCAGTAACGCAAGTTAATTTTGTACACAACAGCGGCAACTTTGCCAATGGTGGATTAGTTAGATTATACGGGGTAAGCTAATGAAAATTATTACAAAAGAATTTAACACACAAACAGGCGAAGAAACAATTATCGAGCGTGATGAAACTGCTGTTGAAACAAAAGCCCGTTTAGATCGCGTAAAAGAAATTGCAGCAGCTAAGGCAGAAAAAGAAGCTAAGGCAGAAGCTCGCACAGCAATTCTTAATCGTTTAGGTTTAACAGCCGAAGAAGCTGCAATTCTACTTGGATGAAAGCTCGACTTAGTAAATCTGTAATCCAATTTAGAGAGCAGGCCGATGATGCTTATCCTGACAGAGACCGTCGTTCTGACGGAACCTACGGTGATGCACGGCACTCAACCAAAAAGAGCGATCACAACGCTTGCCCTATTACAGGGTTCGTCCGTGCTTTCGATCTCGATGCTTCTCTCGATGGGAAAGATGCCACAGCTCATTACCTTGCCGATCAGATACGAGCTTACGCCAAAACAGATAAGCGAATTGCATATGTCATTTTTAATAAGCGAATTGCGAGCAAAAGAAGCCTCTGGCGCTGGGTCAAATACCGGGGTACAAACCCACACATTAAACACATTCACATCAGCTTCTCAAAGGCTGGCGATGAAGATCGTTCGTTTTTTCAAATCCCACTTCTAGGAGGCAAAGCATGAAACTAAAGAACCCACTATTCCTTGCAGCAGGAGCATTCTTAGCTGCATGGTCTGCTACTAACTTTGATATCGATTACCGTGCCATTCTTTGGTCAGTACTGTCAGGCATATTTGGATATGCAACACCTAAAAGATAATGACTGTGGAGGACATGGCGGTTCTTGCTGTTGCTGCCACGACCGTTATTGGTTCGTTTATTGGCTCGGTGCGATGGTTAGTAAAGCATTACCTTCAAGAGCTAAAGCCAAATAGTGGCTCATCAATGCGCGATCAAATAAACCTACTTGAGGCGCGTGTCGAAACCATCCTTCGTATCTTAGAGAAGTGACAATTAAGACATGGCAAGAAAAAAGGTTATTGACCTAGAGACTTACAACGCTCTTGACACTTGGGCTATTAGCCTTCAAGAGATGTATCGAGCATTGCGTAGAGCAGGCTTTGAGGTTGATCTAGCGTTAGCAGTCATTGTCGAGCCATCAGCGTATCCAGCATGGATATTGCCAGACCCTATCGATCCAGAGCGCTTTGGCGACTACGATGACGAGGACGAGGACTAAACCTAATGAAGAAAATTGTAATCCTAAGTGATTTACAAGTTCCCTTCGAAGATGTACACCTAACACGCAACATAGCAAAATTCTTACAGACATTTAAGCCAGATCAAACAGTCACTATTGGCGATGAGATCGATTTCCAGACTATAAGCAAGTGGTCTGATGGAACTCCAGGAGCCTACGAGCAAACCCTGGGCGATGATCGTGATCGCTGTGTCGAGCTTCTAT